GGGTTTCTCGACACGATCAAAGGCGCTGGTAGCAAACGGCTGCTTGGTTCCGAAGAATACGGCCTGGGTGCTGCCGGCCATGTGTTCGGCCCGCAAGGAACCTTCGGGTTGATGATCGGGGCGGTACCCGAACCTTTCCGTGAGGGCATGAACGCAACCCTTGAAGAATGGGAAAACTGGTATCGGCAAACTGCCCGCCTTCCAGCTACCGCCATGACTGCTCTCAACTTGGCAGGGTCGCAGGAATACTCCACTGCGGCTGGTGCCCAACCGGAAAACCTGTTGCGTGGCGACATTTGGGATCGGGCATGGCAGATGACAGACCCGTCCGGCGGCGACACGCGGGCGAACACTATCGGCCGGGCGTTTTCCTTCCTGTTGGCCGACGTTGACATTCTGGACGAAGAAGAAGTCGCCCGGCATGAAGGCACCGCTTGGCACAACGCTGTGTCCGGCACGGCAGACACCATCGCCATGTTCACGTTGGACCCGCTGGTTGTCGGCGGCAAGGTCAGCAGAGTTATCCGGGGTGCCGGAGCTATCGGCCGGGTTGCTTCCCGGGCAGGGGTTCCCGGCACTCGGGCGACAATGAACGTGCTTGGCCGGCACCGGCCCGGTGGGGCTGCGGATCGGTTGTTGGTACGACCCTATGTGCGCGCCCGGTACGGGAAGAACCCGGAGAAAGTGACTGCCGCCGGGGTGGAGATGACCCGCCGGGAACTGCTGCTAGCTGGCGGTGAGCGCGGTGTCACAAACCGGCTTGTGACCCAACTTGCCAGGAGGGAACGGTATCTCCGCGAAGGTGGCCGGTTCGACCGGGTGCTTAGACGGGTGGATGACATTCTCGCAGACGCCGCCACTGAGGCTGGTGTCGCTGTCACCCATGCTTCCCATTCGGGCCGCGGGGCGGTTGTCGCCCGGTACTCGGATGAGGTTTACGACATCGCCGCTGGGAAAGTCAGGCAACGGTTCTTCTACAAGAACCCTCACGGTGCGGCGATCTCCAACATGCTGGTTCGCGCCTACGGCGGTGGTCGAGGGTTCACTTCGCCCGGCCGGCAGGCCGCGGAAGACGTAATGAGGTTCTTCCTCGGTGACAACGCGGCTATCGCCAGGATCGCAGACCAGTCGGATGAGGCCGCCAACTTCCTGAAAGGCATCTTCGTCGCTGACGGCACGGTCAGCACAGGGGTTCTCCCCGGCATGGTTGGTGGTCACGCCAACCAGCACGCCATCCGGCAGGCCCTCATGCCGCCCGACCCGGCGGTGTTCGCAGACGACATCGGTGAGCTTGCCGGCCGGTTCGACATTCTCGACCGGATGACCGGGGCTGGGGCTTACAACGCCGGTCGGAGCATTGTTCGCCAGTCGTACTGGTACACGAACGGGATAACCGGTAAGCCGTTCCGTTGGGTGTTCGACAAGCGCGCCCATCCGCATGTCATGTTTGCTTCGACCACTTCGGATCTGATGGTGGAACGGATGCTTCGTCAAGCCAAGGTTCACCCTGACGAAATCTCGAAGATCGTCGGCAAGTGGAACGGGATGGACGAGGCGGCCCGCCGACGCTACTGGCCGGTGCTGATCGAGAACACGATAAACGATGTGGTAAGACGCCACTTTCCGAACATGGCCGACAAGGACAGGGCCAGGTTTGTTAGGCAACTCGCGGAGGACTACGGGCAGAGCGCCCGGCACACCGCCGATGACCTGCGAGCGCATCACACGGGCAAGGCGCTGCTGGAACGGTTGGAAAACGGTTCGGTTAGCGCCACGACTGACCAGCTTGCCTTGCAGAAGATCGCTCAAACGCCGGAACGGCTGGCTGATGTCGGGTTCGTACCTGATTTCACCAGGCTGAACCGGGTTGCCCGCCGGGCCGACTGGGCGCAGAGGCTTCCCGGGGCGACCGCAGGGTGGGACACGGTTTACAGGGGTGTGGACGGGTTGGACTATTTGTTCACCGTGTTCTCGAACGTCTGGAAACCATCGGTGCTGCTCAACCCGAAATGGCCGATGCGGGTCGTTGGGGAAGAACAGTTACGCATGGCGGCGATCATCGGCGGCCCTGATGCCCTGTTCAACTTGCTGACCGGTAGCCGCCGTGACCTGACCGAATCGACGCTTCGCCGCCTGTTGAGCGAAGAAGAAATCCTGCGGATCGCCGGGGGTACTGATGTCAAAGCAGCGGTGCAGGTGCTTCTCGGGCCTCAAACATCTCACGGGTTGGCCCGGTTTGGGAGGGCGGCTCGTTCCGGGGTTCTCGGATTCGCGGTCGCTGGCGCACCGGGAGCGGCGATGACGTATGCGTTCTCGGCGTATCGAAACAACGCGATCATCGGTCGCCTCGCTAAGACGGTCAAAGCCCGCCGGGAGGCGTTGGATCTGCTCGCCGCTGGCGACGAGGTTGGGGCACGGATGGTTATGGAAGCCGCAGGGTTCGACAACTTGCAGATCCTCGGCATGGACATACGCCGCCACTACGGCAACCCGATAGAACCATTGTTGGAATGGGAGAACGCCGCCGGGTCGAACCGGAGCATGACGTACATGCTCGCCCACCAGGGAAGCCAGTTCAAGAACCGTGAAATAAGGATGCTCGGTGAATGGGATTCGATAGTAGGCCCGCCCCGAGGCCCCGCACGGAACAACCCTGAGAAGGTTGAAAAATACCGGCTGTGGTATGAGCGGGTTCTAAACGACCAGTTCGGCCGGTCGCCGTTCTCACGGATGTTCTACGACGACGCGCTGACCGACGACGACATCATCGCCTGGCTGTTCCACGGTCCCCGCCCGCAAGGCACCCGTGCGTCACAGGGGGTTCTCGACCAGTACGGGAAAGGCGGCTCGGGGGTTCTTGACGAACTGGGCTTATTGGATGCCACACCAGAAGATGTTGAAGTGCTGGTTGACGCTATTCGGGAGATAACGGAACGGTTGCTGCCGAAACTGGGTACAGGTGAGCTTGCTGGTTTGCGGGCTGCGAAAGCAGACGGTGTACGGATCGAACTGCGGCAGGTCATCGAAGCCCTCGGAGGTAAACAAGGGATAAAGCAGGTTCCGGCAGTTGGCCCGCCCGCCCCGGCCGGTGTCGCTTCGGTGTTCGGATCGGGCGCAGCGGCGGTCCCGCCGGGTGCCCCCGGTGGCGCACCGAAAACCTTGTATTGGAGCGACATCCTCCAACCGGTCCACAAGCAGGAAGAAATGTTCTACTCCGGCGGGTTCAAGGGCTGGTGGGAGAAACTGATGAATACCGGGATGCAACGCCTCGGCGGGCTACCCACAACACACCTGTCCCGCCACCCGCTGTTCCGCGCTGTCTACGCCGACGAGATGCAACGCAAGATTTTCAGCCTCAAAGCCGAAGCGGACGGCACCTACGCCCTCACTAAGGCCGGGCTGAAAGCAACGGAAGACGCCGCCCGGGTCACCGCGTTGAACGCCGTGAAAACCATGATGTACGAACTAGCTGAGGCCAGCAACTTCGCTGACTCGACCCGCCATTTCTTCCCGTTCTTCAACGCTTGGCAGGAGGTGTTGACCCGCTGGGTCGGGTTGACTGCCCACAACCCGGAGTTCGTTGCCAAAATGGCGATCACCTACCGGGAATCGGCGGGCCTCCCCGAATACACAGACCCCGAAGGCAACACCTGGATTTCAATGCCGATCCCCCCGTTTGCCAAAGGGCTGATAGATCACAGCCCGTTCTTCGGTGACGCCTTAGACCATGTTGAGGCGATCAACTTGAATCGTGACAGCGCGAACATGATTACCCAAGGTCTTCCCGGGTTCATGCCGACCATCGTGTTCGCTGCCGGCGAGGCCGCGAAACGCCACCCGAAGGTGGAAGAAACCCTGTCGTTCATGTTCCCGTTCGGGTTGACCCCATCGTCGCCGGAAGGGTTGCTGTCGGTCGGCACGGTCGAACAGTTCGCTCGGAGTGCCGCCCCGGCGTGGGCACGCCAGTTGTATTCTGCGATGAAACTCCAAGCTGATGAACTTGAATCAGGTATCCCGTCTTTAGCGGACCCGTGGGAAGACCGGTCGGCTAGCGCCACGATGCGGTACATCGGCATGGCGTGGCTGGTGCAAATGGAAAACGGCGAAATGCCGCAACTCGACTTTGATGACAAAGCTGTGGTGGGCGGCTTCTACCGGGACATCGCCCATGCTGCCAGAGCGCACGCTTCGCTGATGGCCTTCGTGAAACTGGTGTCCCCAACTTCGGTCAAGTTCATCTCCCCCTACCAGGATGAGATCGACATAGGTCGCCGGTTCTACAACGAGAACCCTGAAACCGCCGACGAGAAGATGATGGAACACCTAGCCGCACAGGGCATGGAAGGGTTCTTCTACCTGACAGCGCGGGCCACGCAATCCAACGAAGGGTTGCCGCCGACAATGGACGCTGTTGAATACCGCGACGAGTACGAAGACCTTTACATGGACTACCCGGAGTTGGGTGGTTTGATCCTCGGGTTCGACGGTGGTGGCAGTCCGAGGATGCGCGCAGAGTTCCTGTCGGCCGCCTACGAGAACCAGATGATGAGTGAAACATTCCCGGGGTCCGGGGTGAAGCAGCGGGACCGGTTCACGTTCTACGAATGGCTGGTTGACCCGCCGATCCGTCAGGGGTGGTCCGAGTATCGGAAGATCAACGACGAGTTTTACGGGTGGTTGGACGCTGAGGACATTCCGAACAAGGGGGTGAAGGAAGCACAGCCGTTCGTCGTGTTACGGCAGATAGCGGTGGATGAACTCGCTGAAAGCAACCCGCTCTGGCATGGGGACTACATGGCCCAAGACCCGGAGTGGGAGAAGCGGATTGAAGGGATGCGGGTCATAGCTGACGATCCGCGTTTCGTCGGCCGGTCTGACATTCAAGCGTTGGGCGCATATTTGGATCAACGCGACTGGTTCACCGGGCTTCTAGCGGAACAGGCGTTTGAGGGTAGGTCGCACAAACTGGACTCCACCGCCAACCAGGCTTTGCGAGGCTTGTGGGACACTATTGTTGAGGACATGCTGGCTTCTAACCCGACGTTCCGTGACCTCCATGAGCGTTGGTTCGAGTTCGACATGCTGACTTCGGAGACATGGCCGAAAGATCAGCAAGAGAAGATCCGGTAGGGACCAAAGATGGCGACACCAAGCTTCAAACAGAAGATCACCGACGACGGGACTCTCGATTGGCTCTATTCGGTGTACCCGAAAGCGATTGTTGACGACATTGTTGGTACCCGAAGCGACACGGCGCTTGCGGCATTCATCGCAGAAGCCATCGACATCCACGGCGAGCCGGAAAAAGAATGGACCGACAGGGAATACTGGATTCTCAACAACACCGATTTCGTCGGTGACACAGAACTCCGCGACAGCGGTGCCCCGGATCGGACTCTGAGCGACCTGTACGACGTTCGCGAGATGCTGATGAAGCACTCCCCCGAAACCTACCGGGAGTTGAACGAGGCGCTGTTCGCTAACGGATGGTACGGGCAGGGGGCCACCGCCGAATCGTTGGACAACCGTGGCGCTAGCGAAAGAGCGTTCCACAGCGCCGTCAACGAGCTTGTCGGACAGTCGAACTCGTCCCCGATCCGCTGGGAGGGGATGCTGCACGATGTCCTGATGACAAAGGGGACTATGGAGGACGTAATGGCCTCCCTGTCTGTGGACTTCTCCAACCTCGGCAACACCCCGTTCACCGACACAACCACAGACGGTGAAATGCGGCTCACCGAAGACCAGATCAACAGCATGGCCGGCCACGCAGCGCAAACCGTGTTCGGTCGTGCCCCCAGCGACCAGGAAAAGACGATGGTTCTAAACTTGGTTCGCGGCTTGGAAGCCTCAGGTGTTCACAGGCCGGATGCTTCTGATGCGCGGGCAGAGTTGCGGCGGGGCGCTCCGGTGGAGGCGAGGACTCAGGATATGTCAGGTGTGTTGCAGAACTTCATGTCGATAGTGGCGGGCAGGTAGACATGGCTGAGGTTGAAACAGCCGAGGCGATCTTTGACGCCGACTATGTGACCGGTGCTGTTCGTAGAGAGTTCCCTGGTCTGAGCGACGATCAGGTGACCGAAGCGGTGCGCGGTCTTGAAACCGGTGAATACACCTTCGAGAGTCTAAGGAAGTTGTTTGCCTTCATCAGCCGGGATGAAACGGCCGAGGCGATTATTGACGTTGGGTACATAGCGTCGCGGTTGATGGAGATATTCGCAAAAGCCGGTCGGCCCATCTTGCAAAAGCACGCCGATATTTGGGCGAGGACAATAGCCGGGGGCCATGCCACGTTCCAAGAGGTCGTTGACCAGGGTATGTCGCTGGATACTGCTGAGGCCCAGCCGCTTGAAACTTTCGACGCCGATTTTGTGACCAACGCTGTTCGCAGAGAGTTCCCTAATCTGAGCGATGTTCAGGTGACCGAAGCGGTGCGTGGCATCAAGGCCGGCGAGTATTCGATATTCACTCTCAGAGATTTGTTTGCCTATCTTGGGTCAGATCAGCAGCGTTTGGATTTAGCTGCCCCCGATGACGGCGACGGCGACCCTGACGGCGACGGCGACCCCGCTGGCGACCCCGAACGTACCGTAATCAGTCGAGTCGATAACGGTGACGGAACAGAAACGGTCACCTACTCCGACGGCACAGTCGAAATCCTCACCCTCGGTCTGCCCTCGGTAGAAGAACTAACAAGCCTGCTGGGTTCGGCGGTTCTCTCAGAATACGCCAGCGAGTTCGGCTACTACGGGTCGTTCCTCTCCCACCCGCAGGTCGGCCCGATCCTCCTGCTTGCCGCCCACAACGAATGGTCGTTGGAGAACTTACAGAACGAACTGCTCAAACCCGATGTGGACTACAAGAAAACATTGGAACGCCTCCAAGAACTTGCAGATTACGGCTACGACCTTGACGAGTTCGGGCTGGGCCAGGAACTTATGGACTTCCTGCTCGCCTACGAAGGCACGGGGGAAGACCATTCCTGGTGGCGTACCACGGCCCCAACGAAACGGGTGTGGGACATGCTGCTCGCGTCAGACCCGGCTAAGGCAGAAGTGCAACTGCAAGCCCAAATGGATGTCCTACGAACCGAAGCCAACACGCTCCGTATGACGATCAGCGAAGAACGGTTACGGCAGCTTGCCACGGACTCCATTGTCCAAGGCTGGGACGGAACGGACATCTCACGGAACTTGCTGGCCGAATCCCAATGGGATGCGGGTGCCGCCGAAACTGGTGCTATCGGGGCGAACATGACTTCGATCCGTCAACTGATCGACCGGTACATGCTGACCTACGAGGACGCCATCGTTGAAGACTGGGCGCGCAAGATTTACCTCGGGGAAGAATCCTTGGATGTTCTGGCAGAAGACTTCCGCGAGGACGCCAAGATGAACTTCCCGACATTGGCCGACAAGATCGACCGGGGTTACACCACCCGGCAACTGTTCAGCCCTTACGCTCAGAAGATCGCCGGGATGCTTGAAGTGCCATCTACGGCCATCGACTTTGTGAACGATCCGAAATACACGCCGATCATCGACTATGTGGCCGGTGACGGTGAACGTCGGGCGATGACCCTTTCGGAAACCGGCGAATACATCCGTACCAGCGAGTTGACCCGTCCGTTGTGGGAGCAGACCGACACGGCGAAAACGGCGGCCCAGTCGTTCGCTGACTTTATTGCTAAGAAGTTCGGGGGGTTGGGCTGATGGCTACTGGTGCGGTGTGGACACAAGACCCAGACTCTCCTGACGGGCCACTAGCCGGGTGGGTGCTACAAGACCCCGGTACGTCTGGTTTGCCACGGGGGACGATTATCCCGTGGAACGCTGACACCGAGCATTACGCCCTCACCGGCAATCTTCGTATCGCGGGTACGGAAGATGAAGGTACGCCTGCTGCAACGGCAGGGTTGACAGAAGATCCGGCTCCGGACTGGGCACACATCTCACCTGAGGATATTGCACCTGGGGGTGGCACCGAAGGACTCGCAGAACTAGCCCGCGCCGCAGCGCCCTGGACGGGCATGTCCCCTTACGAGATTCTTGCCCAAACCATCGAGTTGGCTGCCACGTTCGGTGACCTTCCCGGTGTGGCCCCAGGGTACGAAGGCAGCCTGACCGCCAACGAGGTCGAAGGTTGGGTCAACGCCATTCAGGAATCCGGCGACCCGTGGGGGGTGGTTGAGGAAATCCGGCACAACATTCTCCAGTACCGGGTCACGCCTGCCCTAGTGGCAGAAACCTACGGGATCACCGTTGAAGAAGCAGAACTGCTCACCGCCCCGGGTGGCGACATCAAAGCGTTCCTCGACAGCGACAAGACCGAAATCGTGGACCGGAAGACCGGGGTCGTTACCACCATTGGCGACGGTACCGACGGTGAGCCTTCTAGCACGGAGCTACGAAGCGCCACCGACATCGTTCGCAACATCCTCGAAACCTACGGGCTAGGGGAACTTCTAAACGACCCGGACCTCGACCTCATCAACCTGTGGGTGACCACCGGGGACGCGGATGCCGTGTGGGCACGCGTCCGACAATCAGACCCGTACAAAGACCGGTTCCCCGGCATGGCCGCCCTGTCCGAAGCCGGCCGGGCCATCAGCGAAGGCACCTACATCGAACTGGAACGCGGCTACATCGAGATAATGAACGCTGCTGGCATCGACCCGGGGTTCTACGACGAACCCTCCGATTTCGGTGCGCTGATCGGCGGCGATGTGTCCGTCAACGAGTTCAACCAGCGTGTCGCCCTGGCCGTCGAGGCGACAACCCGGATGACCTCCGAGGTCAGGGAGGAACTATCGACGTACTATCCTGAGATCACAGACGGTGATTTGACTGCCTATTATTTGGACCCGGAGAGAGCCACAAACATCTTTGAAGAACGGGAAAAGTTAGGAGCGGCCCGGATCGGCGGGATAGCCGTCGAGACTGGGTTCGGTTCTGTTTCCCGTCAAACCGCTGAACGTCTGCGTGCGGCAGGGGTTACTGAAACAGCGGCTCGTCGGGGGTTCCAAGCAATAGCGCCGTCAACGCTGGCTGAGGAAACCGCGTCTGAACAGTTGAACATCGACCCGGCGACCGGTCGGCCAGGAGTAGCCACGGTCAGGGTGGACGGGCAGGTCGGTACTTTTGACGCTGATTGGAGCGGTGACATCACCCGTGGGGAACTTGTCGGAGCGGAGTTCGGTACTGATCCGCAGGCGGCTCGACGTATCGAAGCACGCCGGCAGCGACGCCTCGCAGATTTCGCCCAAAGAGGCGGCCCGGCGATGACCGGAGGCGGCTACACCGGGCTGGGAACTGCCACCTGACCCCATGTCCAAGATGACCAAGCTCATCATCTCGGTCACCGGACTGCTCGTCGCTATCGGCACCTTGATAGGCACGATCTCAATGACGATAGGTGAGGGGCCTGAACCTGGGGGCGGGGTGGTTGTCATCTTGCAAACGCCTGAGCAGTACGCCGAGTTCTTTGCGAATCACCCATCAACAGGGTGAAGCCCGCCCCTCATCGCATACTTGTAGTTACACCGTTGTAATCACCTGCTATGGTTATCGCAGACGCATCTGGCCGCCTACGGGTGGGAGCTATCTGTGTCACGGCCACCAGCCCGCCTCCCGGGTTGGTGTGGAACCGGAGGGAGCGGACATAGATGGCTGAGGCAACCGAAACCGAGGTCGTCGGACTAGACGAGGACGGTCAGCCGAAACGCAACTTCCGGCGAACCCTCGAAGACAAGGCGAACACAGCGGAAAGCCAACTGGCCGAAGCTTTAGCCGAACTCGACGGGTTGAAGCGGACAGAAGCGTTCCGGTCGGCAGGAATCAACCCGAATGATCCTCGCCAGGCATACTTCGTAAAGGGGTACGACGGTGAGATCGACCCGGAGCCAATCCGGGTCGCAGCGGTCGAAGCGGGGTTTCTCACCGAAGGTGGGCAAGCCCAGCAGTTTGGGACGCCAGATGTGGTTGCAGCACCCAATACGGGTGAGGCGATCACACTCCACCAGGAGCTAGCGGCTCAGAATAGGATCGCTCAGGCGGGAGTTCAGGGACAGGCGGTAATCCCACCGGACCTGAACGAGAAGATTCGTGCCACGACCAGCGAAGCCGAACTAAAGGCTTTGATGCGTTCTCACGGATTCGAGTTCGACGTTCAAGATTAGGGGCCTCCTGTTCCCTAAGGACAAACAAACAAGATGGCTTACACGCAAAAGTCATCGGTCGCGTCCGACCAGGTAGCGTTCGAACAGCTAGCGTATTTCGCTCTCAGGGCTAACACCCTGCATGAGGACTACGCGACGGTGAAAGCCACCCGTCAGACCCATCGCGGGTCCGGGGTGACGTTCACTATTTACGCTGATCTTTCGCAGGCCACATCGGCGCTCACCGAGACATCAGATGTCACCGCAGTTGCCCTCTCCGACAGCACCGTCACGGTGTCTCTCGTAGAGTACGGCAACGCCGTGGTGACGACGGCTGCCCTTCGAGGCCAGTCGTTCTTCAACGTCGATTCCGACGCGGCGAACATCGTCGGATACAACGCAGCCGATTCTCTGGATCAGGTCGTCGCAGACCTGCTCTACGCCGGCAGCAACGTCACATACGTCGGACAGTCAACCCGTGGGGCGTTGCTCACCAGCAACAACTTCACATCGTCGGCTGTCAGGGAGGAAGTCGCGGCGCTTCGCACCGCTGCTGTTCCTACCTTCAACGACGGCTACTACGTCGGATTCTGTCACCCGGATGTGGCTTACGACTTCATCGGGCAGACCGGTGTGGCCGACCTGCGTTCGTTCCAGATCCGTCAGGAAGCTGACAAGGTTCGGAAGGGTGTTATCGGGACGTTTGATGGCGTCACGATGATCGAAACTCCCCGTGCCCTCCTGGTTGCCGACGGTGGTTCGACCACCAACGATGCCTATGGCAGCGTTATCATCGGCCAGCAGGCGATGGCGAAGGCTTACTCCACCATGTACGGGGCAGACCCGTCGGTGGTGTTCGGTCCTGTGACCGACAGCCTGCGTCGCTTCCAGCCGGTTGGCTGGTACGCCATGTGCGGTTACGGCCGCTTCCGTGAGGCTGCGATCCGTAGGATCGAGACAACCTCCACTATCGGGGCCAACAGCTAGTCCCGGTAACAGTCGTTGACGGGGGCCGGAGTAAGGCGCAGAGGCTCCGGTCCCCGCCAACCACTAGGATGATGCTGTGCCGAACAAGACGAAACCAAAGAAGCAGATGAAACGGCGTAAGCCGCGTAAGGTCCGTTACTGATGGGCAAGTATTCTTCTGTTGGTTTCCTGGTTCGCCGTGGCACTTCTAAGACCACGAAGGTTCGCAGGGATTCCGACGGCCAGTTCGGCGGGGTCCAAACCGAGCATTGGGATGGGCGTTTAGACGCTAATGTGGTTCCCGAGTCGGTTGAAATAAAGGTCGCCGTAGGAGGTGACGAGTAAATGGCAGTAACAGCTTCAGGCTTATTTGTCCTCACCTTCCGAGACATCCTCGACGCATCGCAGTTGGCGGTGAACACCGGGTCGGACACGATCAAGGTGGCGATGATTACCAACTCATCGACACCCAACTTTGAGACTCACGACCATTGGTCTGACCTGTCCAGCAACGAGGTTTCTGGTTCGGGTTATTCGGCTGGTGGTGCGACGCTCGGGTCTATCACCCTGGCGAACGCTTCGGGGACGTTGAAGTTTGATGCCGCTGACACATCGTGGACTACGGCGACGATCTCGTCGGCCCGTGCGGCGGTCGTCTATGACGACACGCTGACCAACGATCCGTTGATTTGTCTGGTGAACTTTGGTGCCGACTATGCGAGTTCGGCCGGCACGTTCCAGATCACTTGGAATGCTTCGGGTATTTGGACTATCGACTTGACGCCGTAGGAGGCTGACTGATGGCTACTGCCTACCCCGGCGCTCTCGACACAACCGGTTCCCAGCTTCGCACGGACATAGCGTCAACTGACGACCTGGATGCGAGCGGCAAACAGCACGATGTGATGCATGTCAATGCTCACGGGGCGGTTGTCGCTTTGGAAACGAAGCTTGGCCTGACCGATTCGAACGCTGCTGCTAATGCGGTGTTGGTTGGTACGGGTACGTCTACTACAGCGTGGACGACCAGCCCTACGGTTACTGGCACGTTGACGGCGGGGGTAGCTGTCGGGCAGGCCGTCGATTTGGACCGCAAGACCGCTGATTACACTCTGGTCCTCGCTGATGCCGGGAAGGTTATTGAGATAAACAGCGGGTCCAGTGAGAATGTGACGATCCCACCGAACAGTGGTGTCGCCTTTCCGCTTGGTACGCAGGTTGTGGTCGTTCGGTTGGGAGCCGGTGCGGTCGTTATCACAGAGGGTTCCGGTGTGACTACCCGGTCGGATGGCGATAAGAACAAGATCAAATCACAGTATTCGTCTTGTGTGCTTATCAAGCATGAAACGGACGAGTGGTACATCCTCGGTAATCTGGATTCGTAATGGTTCTCTCCCAAGCCTTACTGGGGGCGGTCGTTTCGTCTGGTGCCGCTGATCCTCCAACGTGGTATGTCGGTATCGCATCCCACGACTTCGCAGGTTCAGAAACCTCGCTCACCTTGACATCAACCGGCGACGGTGGAACGGGCGACTTCAGCCAATACATGGATCTGGAGATTGTGTCGTACACCCGATTCAGTTCAGGCGGTGCTGCCAGCGGGACGCTGATTGTTGAACCCAACGGAGATACCTACGATGGCAGCAACTATCAGACGCAACGCTTGAACGGGAACGGTTCGTCGTCTGCCGGAATAGGTTGGGCCGGGTACATCATCGTGGAGATGGAAGCGCCTGGGAGTACGAGTACCGCTAACACTTTCGGTGCGGGGGTGGCCCAACTGTTTGACATCAACTCTGGGAAATGGAAGCAGGCTCTAGGTTCGAGTGCGGGCGATCTGGACGGTTCTGGCGATGTCGGGTTTATGACTGCTACTTGGAAGGACACAGGAGCGATCACCTCGTTGAAGTTTCGGGGAACTGGCGACCAGACGTTCGCTGCGGGGAGCCGCATCGACGTATTCGGTGTGAAAAGGGCAACTGCCTGATGGCTGTGTACGAAGCAATCGAAACGGTGTATTTGGACGCTGATCAGGCGTCGGTGACGTTCTCGTCGCTCGGTTCCTATGAGCATCTCCAGATACGGGTATCGGGACGACACAACAGATCGGGTGGTGGTGGATCCTCTATCTACATCCGTTTCAACGGTGACACTGGTTCCAACTATTCGACTCATACCACGCAGGCTTACAACGGCACCAACGAAAACTCTGATGCGTACACGGGGCAGGCTTTCGTGTATGCGGGTGGGCGCATCACGGGGCCGTTGACACCAGACTCAGAGAACTACGCAACGTCCATAATCGACATTCTGGACTACCGCAACGCAAACAAGAACACGGTGATGAAGCAGATGAGCGGCACCCTCCTTGACTACGAGAGCGGGTCGCTTCTCTGGTTCAGTTCGTCGGTGTGGGATAACACGGCGGCGGTGACCAGCATCCTGCTGTACCCGCCGCACGATGACTTTCTGGATGACACATCGATGACCCTCTACGGATTGAATAGTGCGAACTGATGGCTTTCACGGTTATCGACCACACCGAACTCACGGGGTCTGAAACGTCATGGACTAAGACCTCCATCCCGTCGTCCTACGACCACCTGTACCTCATCTTTTCAACTCGCACCGACTCCCCCAGCGGTGAACGTGATGAGGCAGAGGTCATCCTGAACAATGACACTGGTACCAACTATTCGCTCACGCAAATGTGGGCAGGGGAGAACGGGTCTGGGGCTGGATCACAGCAAACCACAGGCGACGAAGAAATCGCCAAGATTTACATCAACGGGGACGGCAGTACCGCCGACACGTTCGGCGCTGGCACCCTGTGGATTCCAAACTATGCGAACACAACGGGCTACAAGCAGGTTCTCACGCATGCAGCCTGCGAGGGTGCTACGACAACGAACTACCGTTGGGGGCTTTCTTTGTGCGCTGGGTTGTGGGCCAGCACGGCAGCGATAAACCAGATCACGTTGCAGCCAGTCACCGGCACGAACTTTGTCCAATACAGCACCTTTACCCTCTACGGCGTCACGGGCGCATAGGAGACAGAAATGGCACTAACAAAGATTGTCGATGGGGTCCAGTACGACCTCACGGAAGTTGAGATAGCGGAACGGGAAGCACGCCGTGAGGCCCACGACCTAGACATGAACCGTGTCAGGAGTCAGCGTGACGGCCAGTTGCGTGGCTCCGACTGGACACAGATCGGTGACGCCGCGTTGGGTGACCATACTGCTGAGGAATGGGCGACCCACAGGCAGGCTCTCAGGGATCTACCGCAGACGTACAGTCGTGTGTCTGAGGTGGTGTGGCCGATGGACCCGCCGACACAGGCCGCTTGGGATGCTGCTGAGGCAGCCCGTCTAGCAGCGGAATAACCCATGTCCGATGATGTGGTTGACCAACTAAAAAAGGTCCAAGTCTCCAAACTCACCTTGGGTTTGGTCGGGAGCATCATCGCCGTTAGTGCCGTTGTGACCTGGAACGCCGCACAGGTGGCTAGCCGAATAGATACTTTGGAAGTTGCCGTAGCAAACATCGAGGTCGTGGACACCAGCAACCTTGTCACCACCTCCCAGCTACTAGCAGCAATCCAAGCCATTCCAGAACCGGAACCGGTTGACCTGTCCCATCTGGCTACCACCGACATGGTTCAATCCTTGGTT